ACGGTTAACTGAAGCAGTTCCTGCAGGGACACGAATTACTGTGATCAGAAAACAGGGTAGAATTTGGTATGAACGTGGACAAATTACCTCTAGCAAAGGTATTACGCTGCTATCTAACGATACACCAGTGGCAAGTTTCATTGCAAATATGAGCACAGAATTGCCCGAATAAATATAATATTAACAAACTAGAGACTAAAATGCCAGTAACTCAAAACAATAACATTCCTGAAAAGAAGCCCAACGAAGTCGGCGGGTTTAGCTTTGAAGGACATATTAAGATATGGGAACCCGAAACAGGGATTGTCCATCAAGATAAGCGCAACGCTATTCACTATGAGAATATGAGTGTTGCTATGGTAAATGCTTTATCAAATCAAGGACAAGGCACCGTCTACGAAATGGTATTCGGCAACGGCGGAACTACAGTAGACCCTACGGGGCTTATTACATATTTGACACCTAATACTATTGGTACAAATACTAGTCTTTATAACCAAACATACAAAAAAATTGTAGATCAAAATGCATCGGAAAATATAGATCCGGTTAGAAATAAAATGGAAATCCGCCATGTTAGTGGAGCAACTTACAGTGATATTATTGTTAGTTGTATTTTAGACTACGGCGAGCCCGATGGACAAGAGGCATACGATAATAGTCAAGACTTAAACGGTGACTTTGTTTTCGATGAATTAGGATTGCGTTCATACAATCCGTTAGGCGATGGCAAGTTATTAACTCATGTTGTTTTTCATCCTGTACAAAAATCTTTAAACAGACTATTGCAGATTGATTATACAATCCGTATCCAGAGCTTAACTAGCTTCACAGAGGTATAATAGATGCCATATATTGTTAATTTTACAGATAAAGAAAATAAACTACCAATTACAGTTTATGATAATACATCTAGTACAGACACTAGTTTAGTATTTCCAGGAAGAAATGTTACTGGATATGGACAGACGATTGCCGAAAACTTTTTAGCATTGTTGGAAAATTTTGCTAAAGATACTGCACCTGTTAATCCTGTAGAAGGTCAACTGTGGTTTAATACCTTAGATGGTGTTTTACAGATATGGGATAGTACAGCTTGGAAGGCAGCTTCAAACATTCAAAAGGGAGGAGTTGAGCCACCTACAGCATCGTCAGCAGTTGGAGAGTTATGGGTTGATACTACTAATCAACAACTATATGTCTATTCTGGCACACGTTGGATTTTAGTTGGCCCGACATTTTCAACAGGTTTGAGAAGTGGACCGATCGTCGAAGAAGTCATTGATTCTGATAACATTGCTAGAGTAGTTTTAATATTCTATGTTGAGGATATTCCTGTAATTATTTTTAGCAAAGATGAATTCACTCCAAAGATTTCCATTACTGGATTTGTAACAATTAAATCCGGGTTAAACATTACTGCTAATGATATTGCTGACGCAGGAGCCATAACAAAAATTTGGGGTACTGCAACAACAGCAGAATCATTGATAGTTTCCGGAGTTGAAGTTGCTGCCAGCAAATTCATGAGATCTGACACTATTAATACTACAGAATATGGTATCAACGTAAGAAACAACCAAGGTATTACAATAGGTGTAGACGGAACTTTTAGCATTACTAATAGCGATACTTCTGCTAAAGTTTATAATTCAAATCCTGGTAGTAGCGTTGATTTACAGATTAACAAAGACGGTATTCCGTCTACAGTATTGCGAGTTATTAATAACACTGTTGGCATTAACGTAGCAAGTCCAGATGAAGCATTACACGTTGACGGCAATATTAAATCTAATGGATCGCTGGTATTAACAGATACTACTATTAGTACAAATTTTAATAATGGTACTTTTAGAACTGCCGGCGGCGCTGCAATTGCAAAGAACTTGTTAGTCGGTGACGGACTGAAAGCTACAGGTATTAGTGAGTTTGACACAGTCCAACCGGCGGCGACTGATTCTTTTGACTTAGGTACGGTCCTTAAGAGATGGAACGTTATTAGAACAAAGACTTTAGTTGCAGAAACAATTGAAGGTGTGTTAACAGGTAACATTGTTGGCAACTCATCTACTTCTACTAACTTAAAATTTGTTACAACTTTTAAAATGGAAGGCGATGTAACATCTCCTAGTATACAATTCGACGGACAAGTCGGCGGTCTTTCTAAGACATTTACTACAACATTAACCTCAGGGTTAATTAGCAGTAAGAGTGAGCCTTCACCAAACGTATCAAAGCCAACGGATTACATATTAGTATACAGAGGATCTACTGGATTATTAAAAGAATCTAGAGACGTATTTGTTGGAGATTTAGCAGTTCCGCTAGGAGGTATTATTCCTTTTGCTGGAATTGAATCACCGTATGGCTATTTGTTATGTGATGGTAGCGAAGTCGAAAAAGCAAAATTTAGTGATTTGTTTGACGTTATTGGGACAACATACAACGGATCAACTCCGTTAGTTGGCGTTAATACTTTTAGACTTCCTGATCTTCGCGGCAGATTCCCGTTAGGCCGCGACAACATGGATAACAGTTTTACAGTACCTAATACTACAGGCGGTTATGTAGATGCAGGCGGCGGAAACGTTGATAGAGTAGCAGGTACAGCACCTGATAACCTAGGCGACGGTGGCGGCCAAAGCGCGAATGCTCTTACAGTTTCCAACTTACCAGATCATGAACATAACATGAAAGGATCAACTGGTCAGCAGTACTACGCAACTAGAGTTGATAGTGCAATTCCAGTTGATACGGGATCGTTATCGGATAAAGGCCCAACTACAGTTGGACAGAGTCAATATATTCCATCTAGTGGCGGTATTAAGACGTCTGGTAGTTTAGGTCAACAGTTCTCAGTTATGAATCCATTCTTAACATTAAACTACATCATCCGTTCTGGACCAGCAGCATTCTAAGGTAAAAACAAATGGCATATACAATTAATAAAACTGATGGAACAATTTTAGCTACAGTTGCAGACGGGCAAGTGGACACGCTGTCGAGCGATTTAACACTAATCGGAAAGAATTATAGTGGCTTTGGCGAATCGTTAAATGAAAACTTAATTAAACTCTTAGAGAATTTTTCTAGTTCGTCTGCACCAGTTCACCCAGTTAGGGGGCAAATTTGGTTTGATGTTACTGAGTTAAAGTTAAAGGTTTACAACGGTAATGGATTTGTACCAGTTAGTTCGGCAACAATTGCTGGAACTAGACCAACAACATTAGGTGTTGGCGATTTATGGTTTAATGAAATTGATAAACAGTTATATTTTTATGATGGTACAAACACAATTTTATTAGGCCCGGATTATTCAGTTAGTCAAGGATTAAGTGGTTTAAAAGTTGTAAATCTTTTAGATACATTAAATCAAAATCGTGTTGTGACATATTTGTATACTAACGGAATATTATTAGGAATATTTTCTAAAGATAGTTTTACACCTAAACTAGCAATTGATGGATTTAGCGGAAGCATCGAACCTGGATTTAATGCAGGTACGTTGCCTGGAATTAAATTTAATGTTACCGCCGGCAACGCCGATAAGTTAGGAAATCAATTAGCAAGTGCATACGTCCGTAATGATACATCGAATATTATCAACGGACAGATCATTATTTCGTCAAATTTAGGATTGATTATAGGTGATGCAAATCAAGGCCAATTCCAAGTTCAAGATGGTAATTTGATTATTGCTAACATTGCTTCTAACAAGAATATGATCCTTAACGTTAGACGTGACGTTATTGCAGAACCTGCTGTAGAAATTTCTTCAGCTTCTCGGACAATTACACTGTATGGCGGATATCCGACTAGTCAAGTAGATATTGGCGGCAATCTTACAGTCGAAGGTAACCTAACAGTTAACGGAGATGTTGTTACGGTAAACACCAGTGTCATGACAATCGAGGATAAGAATATTGTCCTAGCCAAACAGACAGGTGTAACGCCTACGGATGCAGCAGCAGCAGGCGGTGGCCTAGTACTGCAAGGGGCATCGAGTCATGTATTTTTATGGCACGATGTTGGACAAGCTGCACAAGCATCGACACCTGAAGCATTATTAGACGGGTATAACGATGCGTTGCCTGCACTAGCAAGTCAAGCATGGACTAGTACTGAACACATTAATTTGGTTTCAGGAAAGGAATTTAAAATCGACGGAGTAACTGTTCTTAGTGCAACTGCACTAGGTGCAAGTATTACTAGTATTCCTGGTGTAACCAGTTTTGGTGCGCAAACACAATTAACTGTGGATGATTTATTTTTTAATGATGCAGCAATTGAAGTTACTGCATTGAATACTGATTTAACATTAATAATTAACGGTACTGGTACATTGAATGTAGGTGGCGCAAGAATTTCTAATGTAGATACTGCGATTTCGGGAACTGACGCAGCTAATAAAGAATATGTTGATAGTACCATCGAAACTCGAAGCTTAGTGTTTAGTATGGATATTTCGGATGGTATTGCTAATTCTGGTATTGCTGCATTACTAGAACAAATTGCACCGATTGCGGAATATCGAAACGGCACAATTGCACGTA